TTTGGCTGAGCCGCATAGTTGCCGTTTTCAAGGGCTAGTATGTGTGCGCACTTATGTTCGTGCGGAATTTCGGAATGATCCGTATCTACTATATTACCTTCTGGGTGGCTCCAGTCAACCGTAAAAAGGTAGTTGCCGTAATACCACTTCTTATCTTTTCCTATATATTTCCCAGATTGTCCTGCTAGGATGTCATAAGTAGTAATAGCAGGATAGTAACTAAAACTATTCCAAAGCTCCAACTCGTCAAGTCGCATCCTAGGAACTTTTTTGACATCAAAGCCTCTTTGTATGAAGGCGCTAATCGGTAGACGATAGAAGACAGCACCATTTTCCATAATTGCGTGAAAGAGTATGGCATGCCCTGTAATCGATGCCATACCAAAGATAATGCAATCTTCGACTTCTCCATGGTGTCCCTTAAGGTCATAGAGATATTCTCTCCTGACTTGCGCATAAGTCGCAGGAATATTTGCGTTCAGGTATGCCATCTATCATAAAATCCTTATAGTGCTGCGATTATTAAAATCACAAGTACAACACCTGCACCAATCACAATTTTTCTATGATTAGTCCACAGGTCTTTTACTGCATCTTTTATCATATCCATAGTTTCCTCCTATTTTATTTTACCCCAGTTTTTACCTGACTCATAGTCTACCTTATTAGGTACTTCAAGTCCAACTGCGGATTCCATAATTTCCACTATTTGTTTTGCTTGTTTATCATCTTTGACTGAAATGTCCAGTTCATCATGTACTTGAATATGAGGAATAATTTTTGCTTTATGTAATTCCAACATAGCTTTTTTAGTCATATCAGCTGCTGATCCTTGAATTAATTTGTTTAAAGCTTTGTAAGTAAAAGCTCTTCTAATCCCAGCTCCGTGTTCCCTGAGTGCTTCCTCATGAGGCAAGGCTTTATGAATCCCGAATTGATTAGGTTCCCACAGATGAAACCTACACAATCTTCCGAGTAGAGTTCTAATTTTTCCTGAGTCTTGCGCTCTTCTCATGACAGCATCCATCATTTGTTTAACAAATGGAACTTTGCCATGATATTGTTTAAATAATTCATCCGCTTTTTCTTTACTAACACCCAGTTCAGATTGTAATTTATTTTTTCCCATTCCATAAAATAAACCTAAATTAATGGTTTTTGCTTGATAACGTGGAATCTCAGCCATTTCTGCTACAATACTATGAAAATCTGCGTCGCCAACTTTGTAGGCTTCCAAAACTTCATCAACTCCATATAAATTTTGTAGTGCAGCATAATGTACAACCAATCGTGGTTCCTGTTGATTATAATCAAAACAACCCCAAGTACATCCTTCTTCAGGAATAAATAAACTTCGGATCCGTGGTCCAAGGTCTTTGTTTCTTGCTGGTATTTGTTGTAAATTTGGATTGGAATAACTAAATCTCCCTGTCACGGTTCCACCATTATCGGATCTAAGTTGGTTTATTTCAGCATGTATTCTACCTTTATAAGAATGTTTTAATATGGTATCAATAAATGTGGTATGAGCCTTATTTATTTCACGAGCTCTAGCAATTTTTTTAACGAGTGGATGGGGATGGTTCTGAAGAAAATTTTTTGTAAAGGATGGTGCCTGTGTTTTTTCGGTACGGTCAAAAGGTAATTTCAGTTTTTCAAAAACTTGGGCAATGGATCTTGCTGCCCATATTTGAACATCTATCTGTGTTTCTTTTTTTACTTGGTGCAAGCATCCTTTTTCTTCTTCAACTAATTCTTTTTTTAATTTATGAGCATTTTCAGTATCTACTCGAACTCCCAAAAAACGCATATCAACAAGGCAAGGAAAAAGTTCAGTCTCTAATTCAAAGATAGATTGTATGTCTTGATGTATAATTTCTTTCTTTAATTCTTGCCAAAGTTCATAGGTTATTTCCGCATCTTTCTCGGCATAAGAGCCAACATACATGGCGGGTAGTTTGTACATTTCAGCCTTAGCATCAACTCCCCATTCCTTGGCGGCTGCATATAAGGCAGCTTCATCTTTTCCTTGACCAATGTATCTACGGCTACAATTGTTTAAGTCGTAACGCATTTGATTTTCATCTACTGTGGCTGCTGCAATCATAGTATCAACAATTTTACCTTTAATCGTTAATCCTAGTGATCGTAACCAACATACATCGTACATTGCGTTATGGAATATTTTTATTGCATCCGTGTTTAATACGGATTGAAACCATTTTAGAACTTTTTTCCGATCCATATTACCACCCCCTTCATGAGCAATGGGATAATAACCAGACCATCCTTTAACAGCTACAGCGATTCCTGTGACATCACCACGTTTTGTAACTGAGCCTGAACCCATTTTAATTAGATCAGGATCTTTAGTTTCTAAGTCAATTGCGATTTCGGTATATTTAGATAAATCTGGAAAATCTTCTGGTGGAATCCATTCTGTTTGAGGTTTAAAAAGTGGTATTTTCATTATTTATAATCTCTTTCAATAATCATATCGATATAATGTTTGGCTTTCTCTAAATCCTGCTTTCCTCCTTTATATGCGTGTCTGCAGATGTATTTAATAGCATTTCCCTCCGCAAATTGCAAATTATTATCATTTATAAACTTGCTGGGTTGCACTTTAAATCTACTGTAGTGATTTCCTCCAATTTGTTTTTTGTATGCACTCATGTAAATAAAAAATAAAGTTTAATGCTAAAATAAAATGTCATCATTGATAATAAAACAAGATCACTATCGATTCTGTACATTATACATCCTCCATCGGAAATGCTTTGTTTTCATCTTTCGGTCTTACAATATGTAAATGTTCTTTTGTGCGTGTCGCTCCTACATAGAATAATCTATTTTCATCATCCTTATTTTTTTCATAAGCTAATTGTGTATTGGTTGTAAGATCAGGCAAGATGACCACGTTATCTTCTTCACCACCTTTAACACTGTGTATGGTTGATAATTTAATTCTAGCTTCCTGATTTAATTTTTCTCCATTAGCTCTCATTTTTCTAATGTATGTGATTCTTTTTGATCCAGCATTATCAAAACATTCATGCCATGTTTTTTTGGTGTTAAGGCCATAGCCCTTCGTTAATTGATCTATTCCATAAAGAGCTTCTTTAGATAAGGCTTTTAGTTTATCTTTATCCCAATTAACTGGACTCATATATTGAGAAATATTTATAATATTTTTGTAAGATAATAGTTGTCCTTTTCGTAAATGTTCCCAATTAAGTGCTGCTTCCTGTATGTATTTTTCATATGATTTTTTAAATCTGTTTTCAAAATATAATCCTTTTTCTTTTAATATTTCTTCTAGAGCGTTTAATTGAAATCTTGTTCTAGTTAACACTAGCCAATTTTTACTATCCATATTTATATCCTCAAAATTCCAATATCTACTTAAATGTCCTTTATGTGCTTTAGGATTCCAATTTTTTGGAAGTCTATTTTTTATTCTGTTTATAATTTTATTAGCAAATTCATATATAACTTTTGGAACTCTTACAGATTCTTTAAGTTCTAATGATTTCATTTGGCTTCTTTGAGCAATAAATGAATCTACATCCGCTCCTGCCCATCTAAATATTGCTTGGTCATCATCACCTGCAATAAAAGAATCTTTTGTTTTATCCCAAATACTTTTAGCCATTTTCCATTGCATCAAGGATAAATCTTGTGCTTCATCAATAAATACAACATCAAATTTAGGAGCAGCGTTTTTAGATTTTGTAAACTCTAGAATCATATCGTTATAATCTTTAAGTCCATATTCTTTTTTATATCTTTCTAATTCATTAGCTATGATAACTAATTTATCATATTCTAATTTTTGATTATGCTCTTTAAGATCAAATTGTTGATCCAATTTAATGTTTCTTAATTTTGCAAGATGTATAATTCTTAAATAGTCACTTTTAGTCGTAAATAATCCTGTTTCTTCCTCGTCCCAATCATTATAATCTATAGGTATTTGAATTTTCTTTCCTAAATCTTCGTAGTGTCTTTTTTGCATAACTTTTGTTTTATCCCAACCAAGACGTTTAAATGCCAAAGAATGGAGAGTTCTAAAATAAGGTAAGTCATCTTCAGAATAATTGAATTTTTTCATTGCTCTTTCTTTAGCTTCATTAGAAGCTTTTTTTGTAAATGCAAAATAGCCTATTTTATCTGGATCAGTATTTTTTAAATATGTCTCTACCTGTTCCAATAAAGTATGAGTTTTTCCTGTGCCTGGTGGACCTAATACTATTGTTTTCATCTAAATTTTAATTCCTTTTCCCATTTCTCTTTATTCGTTCTCCATAATTCATATGTATGTTGTAATTTATTTGTTTCCCAAAACCAAGTTTGATACTTTCTGTTAAATTGAATATCTTCTGCTTCTTCTCCAAAACAAGAACTTCTATTTACATACATCCTTTTAATAGGGTGATAAATTGTTTTCGTGCCTCCTATATCGTCTCGAGACCAATACCATTCCCAAAAATACTCTTCACAATATTCTTTGTATGTTTCAAAAGTGGTAATGGAGTGATTTTTTTTAAATTTTTTATAATTTCTTTCAAAAATGCCGTCTCTTTTAGCAACATTTAAAAGAGGATTTAATCTTTTAATAAGATAACTTTCTGTTTCTTCTCTATAGTCATTATCAACAAAATTATTTGAAATTAGTATTCTAATTTTTATATTTCTGAGTTCAGATTTTTTTATCATGTCGATTTTTCTAATTTTGAAATGTTTTGCAAGTTTCTTAATAATTTCATTATTTTTAAGATTTATATTTTGATATTTTTGGTGTCTTTGATGCCAATCTTTTGTTTGTCCAACATAAAGAGATCTGCATTTGTTTTTATGTGTTGTAAATTGCTCTTTTTCTTCACAAAGCACATAAACACAATGTTTATTATCCCATTTCATTAAAATGGATCCTTTGGTTTAAGTTGTTTTGGTTTATATACATTTTCAGGTTTTTCAAAAGCGTCTACAATCATTACACTAGGTCTTTTTTTACCAATATAAATTCTTTCATCTTTACAATTACAATGTTGGATCAATAGATCTTGTGTTGTTTGATGTTTTTCTGGCCACTTTCTTCTCTGCAAATATCCGTGAAAAAATTTATTAAAAATAAAATAATGTTTTCCTCCATTCGTCCATACATTTCCTAAAAATATTTGTTCTTTAGTCGTCGTTGCCGAAGAATCGTTCGTACAATACTCTTCTAAATGATCTTTTAATTGTTCTATTAAGGATGATCCTATTGGAGCTTTTATAATTTCTATATTGGATAGTAGTGTGTCTGTATATTTTTCAAATTCTTTTGTAGTAATTCGTGGAGGTTTTTTATTGATTTGTTTAGTAACAGTTCTTCTGAATAACCTTTGTTCTAATAAAGAATCGATTGTATCTAGTTTTATTCTTTCTCCATCTACATTAACCCAATAATAAGGTTCATCTAGTTCAACTTTTTGTAAATCACTTAATGTAGGAAATACTGATTCTCCCCCTATTCCAAATTTCCTAACTTTACATAAGGATTTATCACAATGATTGCACATAGGTTCTTCATTACATTTGAAACCTAATTCTTTTTTACTATGAAATTTTATTTTTTCTTGAATTACTTTATCATCCAAAGGTTCAACAAAATGAGTATAATTAAATTGATTTATTTTTTTAGGCCATTCCTCTGGCCATTTTCTTTTTGCGTATTGAATATATTGATAAAGAACTCTATCTCTTCCATCGTTTAATTTAAACTGTGTTAAGGATTCTAAACAAGGAGGACCATCACTAAATTCTGATTGAGGTCGTTTAATCTGTAATTTTTCTAGTTGTTCTGGTGTTAGTTTATTTCTTTCATATATTTCAAAAAAACCATCTATATTAGCAGCTTCTCCATTTTCTATAAAGGCATATCTTGTTGTATTATCACCATTAAAGTATGGTAAATTTAAGAAATTTCCTGTATCATCTTTCGATTTTAATTCGATCTGTTTTGGAAAAACTTCCGAGCCTCCATAACCCAATACGGCACTAACTGATAAAAGCTTATCCCGCATCAATTTTGCTTCAACTGGTACTGTTGTAAAACAAAATACGTGTGCTCCTCCACTTTTGGATCTAAAGACTATTAGGGGTAATTTTAATAATTTAATTTTATTAATTAATTTTTGATGATCAAAACCTGCGTAGGAATCTATATCAATACAACCCCATCGACATTTATTATCGTCCGTAATTGGAATGATACCTAAACTAGGTTCTTTACCTTGTAAGTGGTTAGACCAATGATTATTAGTGACTGTTTCTCTTTGAACAAAAGATTTACCTTTAATTTTTTCTCCGTCCGCACCCTTCTTGTCAACATAAGTGACACCATGAGCTCGTTCTAGTCCTAAAAATATCTTTCTAAATCGTTCTACATTCATATTGTTAACAGGGCGGCTTAAGTCTCCCGCTACCGCCCCTTATTCCTCTGCAAAGGAAATCGTTAATATGGTGATTTCGATTCAGATTCTTCAGTTCCGTGTTTCGCGGTTACTTCTCCAGTATTTACTCTTTCAGAGAAATTTTTCGCTACAGCATAAACTGATTGATCTTTTACAGGACCGATTAAAGACACATCCCATCCAAACCATGTTCCTTTGTCATTAGACATTTGAACAGTTTTTAGATTATAAATGTGGCTGTAAGTTGGCGGCGTGAACATTCCGTTCTTGCCCTTCATTTTAATACTCATCATCTGCGAGTTCCATTTTCTACTAATTTTTAATTGAGTAGCTTTCATAGAAACTAACGCTGTTGATGGATTATTGCCTAAAAGAAGTACGAAATGACTTGCCGTTGTTTCAAGATAATTACCATTCGGTAATCTATCTTTATTATCCTTGCCCCTAGTTGTTTTAGGGATGTCATCTCCGGCTTCATAGATATGTACAGGTGCTCCCGTACTAGTACCTCTTTCTTGCCATTCAATGTACTGTCGTTTGTAATAAACAGGCAATACATTTACACCCTTGCTCCCATCGTGAAGTTCATTAGTCACAGTATTAATAATCATGCCAGGTTCTGCACCTTTAACATACTTACTATTCTGTTTACTTACTTCGGGAGACAATTGACCCAGAACTTTTAAAAAAGGTAGTGCAAGATCATCTTGCGCTATGTTCTGAGAACCTTTATTTGCATCAGCCTCAAATAAATTTGTGGATAATGCACCTGCATTTTCACGTTTCGTGATATTTGCTTCTTGGTTCATTGTTATTGTTTCCTTGTTATTTTGGTTCGGTTTCCTACGAACACGTTAAAAATATCCATAGGCATATCTTTATTATTTTCGATACGCTCACGGACCATTGCTTTGAGAGTCATGGGCTCAACCTTCAACTTTTGTGTCGGTTGATACCCTTGACCCTTCGCAAGGTTAGCATATTCTGCCGCCTTGTTATCTTCGTTCCGTCCAAAGGAAACAGTGATTTCATTTTTAATGATATCACCTAGGCCATTGGAACGAAGCCAATTATACGCCGCCTCTCTATTTTTGATAGAGATGTTCGCCGAATAATACGGTTTCACATCAACTGCAGATCCATCTGCTAGTTTGAGAGATGATAACCCCATTTCACTTAAAAGTGTAGGGATAACTTCTCCTGAAATTCGTTCAATTTCTTTTTCTTTATCTTTTAAAGCTTGTTCTTCTGCTTTAACTTGATCTTCTAAGTCTCTCAGCTTTTTAACTTGATCAGCTAAGGACTTTATGTTTTCCGTTCTATCCAGAACTTCTGTCTGGTCTTTTTCCATTTGATTTATTAGTTCACTCATCTATTTTTCCTTTCTCATACATATTTATTTCTAGTGGATAATACACTTTCTCTTGTCTGTCCCATTTTAAAAGATTAAATCTACCACCGTTTATATCAGATGCAATCGTACATGCCAACCCAATAATTGCTGGATCGCCTGAAAGTAGTAAATAATCTTTAGACGTGTAATTTTTTAGTAATCTTCTTAATTCAAAAATTACAGGACCAGGACTTAATACAATCTGTGCATTCTCTTTTAAAAGAACTTTTAATTTACCATATTTTAAAGCACCCATAATGTTAAATTTAGGACGACCAATGCTAGTGCCTGGTAATTCCTGAATAACATAAACAATAGGTTCTTTATGTTTTATATTTTGGTAATCCATACTTTCTTTATTCATAACTTTCTTGACAAGATATAGGACATTCTGTATATAATGTCAATAGAAAGTAAAAATGAATTATAAATTTAAAACGCAGCCATATGCGCATCAATTAAAAGCGCTTGAAATGTCCTGGAATAAGGAAGTCTTTGCTTATTTTATGGAGATGGGAACGGGTAAATCTAAAGTTTTACTAGATAACGTTGCTATGCTCTTTGATAAGGGCAAAATCAATAGTGTCCTAATTGTGGCACCAAAAGGAGTATATAAAAATTGGTATGACTCCGAAATACCAGAACATTTAGCAGAACATATTGATAGAAACGTAGTGCTTTGGAAAGCTCTCATTACTAAAGAGCAAAAATCTAAGTTGGATTCTCTATTCGAGCAGGATTTTACCAAGCTACAAGTTTTGATTATGAATGTTGAGGCTTTATCAACTAGAAAAGGTCTTGATTTTGCTCATCAGTTCTTGAACGTTAAAAGAACTTTATTTGCTGTGGATGAATCAACCACTATTAAAAATCCACAGGCTAAAAGAACCAAAAACATTATTCAATTGTCTACATTAGGGAAATATAGAAGAATTTTAACAGGATCACCTGTCACTAAATCCCCTCTTGATTTATATACACAGTGCGCCTTCTTGGATCCTTATTTATTAGATTTTCAGTCTTATTATGCCTTCAGAAATAGATATGCAGAAATGCGAACTGTTAATTTTAGCGGACGATCTGTTCAAGTTGTTACAGGATATAAAAATTTAGCTGAATTGTCAGAAATTCTTAAACCTTTTTCCTATCGAGTATTAAAAGATGATTGTTTAGACCTTCCCCCTAAAACTTATATGAAAAGGGTCATACAATTAACCCTAGAACAAAAGAAAGTTTATGAGGAAATGAAAAAAACAGCTCTTGCCACTTTAAATGGTAAAACAATTACAACTATGAATGTTATTACTCAATTAATGAGATTGCAGCAAATTACGTGTGGCCATTTTAAAGCGGATGATGATTCTATACAAAATATAAAAAGTAATCGTATTACAGAACTCATGGATGTGCTTGAGGAAGTTGAGGGCAAAGCCATTATTTGGGCTCATTGGCGTCATGACATTGACACAATTGTAGAGTCTATTGAAGAAAGGTATCCCGAGTCTGTGGTAACGTATTATGGTGATACAACAACTGATGATCGACAGAAAGCGATTAAGAAGATACAAGATCCAGAAAGCAAAGTACGATTCCTCGTTGGCACCCCACAGACCGGTGGTTATGGAATTACCCTTACAGGTGCGTCCACCATGATTTATTATTCTAATGGTTATGACTTGGAAAAACGTCAACAATCGGAAGCAAGAATTGATCGTATTGGTCAAAAGAAACCTATGACCTATATTGATATTCTTGCGGAAGATACTATCGACGAAAAAATCGTAAAGTCCCTCCGCAAGAAAGTAAACATCGCCACTGAAATTATGGGCGAGGAATTAAAAGATTGGATTTAATCCCCTAAAATGTAGGATATACACGCAACGCGTTGTAATTTTTGATATCCTTATTTTACTGTTATTATTTTTGGCTTCTTAGTCTCAGGAACTATTTTCATCAGATATACTTTAAGCAATCCGTCTTTTAACTCAGCACCTTCGATTTTTATATCGTCAGCGATGGTAAAAGATTTTGAAAAGTATCTTTTTGCAATACCTTTATGGATCACTCCTTTTTTATCTTCTGCTTTTGCTTCCTTGATAGATTTAATGTTTAAGACGCCATCAGCATACTCTACGGATATATCCTTTTTATTGTAGCCTGCTAACGCAACTTCTATGTTGTAAGTATACGTTCCAGTCTTAACAATATTGTAAGGTGGATAATTTGCCGTTGGTAAACGAAAGTCATCGTCAAACATCCTTTCGAAATGATCGAAGATGTTATCGAAACCTACCGATACGGGTCTTAATTGATTAAATATGGATAATGCTCTATTTGTCATGTTAACCTCCTTGTTTAGACAGTTAATAAAGTGGGCCTTTCCAAAGCACCCACGACTAATATAAGCTATTTTATGTAAATTGCAACAATAGTTAAAAAAAATATTTTTCCCCTACTGCCACAACGATTATTTTTTGCCTTAATTCACTTTGCTCAATTCTAGAGCACTTTCTAAAAAGTGACTATGTTATACTTATGGTATGAAAGTAAAAAATGTAAAATATCTTCAAGAGAAAAAACTTGAAGCAAAACGAATTTTAAAGTCCATTGCTAGGCACTGGTTTAAAATTCATAAAGTAAAAAAGATAACATACGTTAAAGGTTTGTATGGTAAGGCATGGTGCAAAGAAAAAAGATTACGTATACCACCACCAACTACTAGAAAACGAATGTATATCATTGCACATGAGTTAGGTCATCTAGCTTTGCATACAAAGACTAGTAAACGACAATTCATTAAAGAGTTTGAAGCAGAACAATATGCTCATACTTTAATGAGACGTTTTAATATCAAAGTACCTAGAGATATGACTGTTAGAGCAAAGAACTATGTGCAGTATAGAATAAACCTATCGGTTAAAAGAGGTTTACAAGCACCAATACCTAAAGAAATAAATCTTTGGTTAGGATAAATAATTTTAGGCGATCTGAAAGGGTAGCCTAGACTTAAATGTTTATGTAAATTGCAACAAGAATTATGAGTAAGATTATTAGCTCATAACGTTTTATATTGCGTTTAAAGAATGTTTTAATTTTGTCCATTTTTCCCCCATAAGTTATCTGGTCTATCTTCTGATATCCAGTCTAAATCATTATATTTTTCTTCATCAAGATTTATTATATAAGATTTTAAATAATTTTCACAGCATTTTATATTTAAATGTTTCTCATATAATCTGTGAAGAGTTTTTTCCCCTGTCACTGTGTAGACAAGGCCGAGATTATTTTCTTTTGCTAATTTATAAATTTCATCGACACACATTTTCATAGCTTTAAAAAGTTTAAGTTTACTGACATCTGGATTGGAAAAAATTCCATACATGAATCCAAGGATGGATCCTTCATCGGTGTATAATCCTGCAGCACAAATCATTTCTTCTTCTTCTTCTTCTTCAACGACAATCCCTTTTGGAGGCAAAACTCCTTTAGGAAAAGCAATGTCCCAACGATTTTTTTTACACCATTCGCATATCACAGCGTAGTCTTTCTTTAAATCCCACTTTCTAACATTCATATATTATCTATTTAACATAGCAACATTGTTTTGTTCTTCAAGATTCACTAAAATTTTATCGTGATCTTTCCATTCTTCAAAATATTTATCTCCTATTGTAGCTAGTTGGTCTTGCTCTTTAACTTCAAAATAATCTGTAAATAATATACCATTAATTAAAATTCGTCTGTTCTCTGCTCCAAAGACATAAACTGTGTGTTCATCATCTCCTAATGGCTTACCTTTTTCACTATCTCTAACTCTAACCCACGTGCCATCTTCATTAACCATGTGGCTACCTGAAACTTTAATTCCTTCATAGTCATAAAGTTCTTCTGTTAAGAATCTACCTGCTGCAAATACTTTTCCACCCTCAGCAATCTCATCTCCTAAATCAACTTGCTCAACTGGTTTTGTAGTTCCATCAGCCATTGTGATTGGTGTTCCTTTTAAGAAGCAGCCACCGCCGCCTCCGCCGTTTCCTCCTCCGCCACCGTGAGGTCCTGATGCGGGAGCTCCGCCTGGTCTGCTTGGTGGTGCTGATGGTTCATCTCTACCGCCTCCATGTGGTCCACCTGCTGGTGGTCCTGATGGTGTTGGTGCTGAGTAATCTTCTTCATCTTCAGCATCAAAAACTGTGCCCGTAGTTACTGGTCCACTATAGTCAGGACCTGAAGTAGGTGTATCTGAATAAACATCATAGTCTCCTGTTTCTGCAAATTCTTCGTCGGGTGTTGTTGGTGTGTCATCTCTACCCGTGTCTGTTAAATCTACGAGAGATGTTTTTTTTAATTCGACATCTTCTGGTAATGGTCCATATTTTTTTTCTCTATTTTTAAATTCTTCTCTCATTTTCTTTTCCCAATCTGGCCCATAGATATCCTTCATTCCATCTAAAAGTTCTTTTGATTCTCTTTTTTCTTTTTCCGTTTTTGGGTTAATAATTTTATCTAACATTGGCGTTCTATAATTACTAAATGCAGGATTGACAAATTCTATGCCCGTTCTACCTTCGTATCTATCACTAGCAAGAGCAATATCTGTTTCAGTTTTCTTTGGATCTTCTATTATGTTTCCGTCAATATCTTCCCAGTTCCCTGTTGTTTCATTATAAACTGGTTGACCTTTTGCTAAATCTAAAGCAGTTGTTTTTTGTTGTGTTTCTTCAAATGGATTTATTCCAGTTGTCGTCATACCAAAATCAGCTGTGTCGTATTCTGTATCTTTTGCAATATCCAACATACCTGCATCTTCGTCAGCTGCCGCAATACCTGCTTCAATGGCTTCGTCTCTTTGTTCTCTTGCAAGATCTTCTGCTGTAACTAATTCATCAGGATCTGTTAAAAAACCATATTCACTTGGGCCAAGCGTTATTCCCGCTGTTTTACTTTTAGGATCATATTCTGTAACCGTATCTGCGCCCGCTGCTCTAGCTACTATGTTTAAATTTTCTTTTAATGCTTCTTCTCTATCGCCTAATGTAGTTGGTTTTCCAGTATCTGGATTTATTTTTGGTGAGCCGTCCGCATTATAAAAACTTCCACCATATTTTTCGTTTTTCGTTTTTTCTAATGTTTCCAACCTATCAACGACGGACTCCTGTATGGTTTTTCCACCAATGGTTTTTCCTCCAAGAATGACTCCTGTAGGACCAGTGGCATAACCTGCCATCACGTTTTCAGGAGTGTCATAAACTCCCGTTTGAACGACTCTTCCTAAATCGTCAAGAGTGACTCCTTCTGCTTCATATTGTTCTTTGACCTTTTGTTGATAAGGGTTTGGTGTTTCCATTTGACTTGCGATTAAACCAGGTATTACGGGTATGCCTGTCACAAGAGAAGTGACGCCACCAGCAAGGGCTCTACCTAAATCAATCGTGTTGCCTGTTAATTCGTTAAATTTTTCAGCTGCAGTTTGTCCCCAATCCCTAACGAAGTCGCCAGCACTCTGTAATCCTGATTGAACTCTTTGCCACGCATTTTGCGCCTCTGTATTTTGTGTGTAATCAATACCATAAAGATCTGTATAAGCTTGATCAATTTCTGCTTGTCCTTCTTGATCCAAAGCTTCGTAATCTACATTCCAAGATCTATCAGCGTATTGTCTAACATCAGGTATATCTCTTCCACCTGTATCTGCTAGTGTGTCTATTTTTTCTCTTGGATCAGTTAATGTTCCTGCGACGTCAGCATAATCTCCAGGTGCATATATATCACCAGTTGTAGGATCTACTATGTTTCCTGAAATGGGTTGTCCTGTATTGTCAACTGCGGATAGTACATTAGGTGATGTTTCCATAAAAGGAGCTACAACCGGTGTTGCTACACCCGTTGCCGTGATTCCTGTTCGACCCTCACCAGTTCCGAGGTCCGTGGTTGCTGGTACTTGGGTTGTGATACCACTTGCTTGAATAGGAAAGTCAGCTTGTGCCGCATCTCGACCTCCGCCTAAGTAATAATTATAGGCATCCTGTAGATATCGTTGATCGATAGTACGCACGTTAACATCGGGATCTAAATTTAAAATATGAGGTAATCCAGCTGCTTGTTCGCTAGTTAACAGACGATCTAAATAAGTTTCATCATTTTCAGGTATTGTCATTATGCATATCCTCTTTGTCTAAGTCTCATCATTTTTTCTTGATCATCTAGAAAAGCATGTTCTGAAGAAGTTAAACCTGTATCGTCAGCAACTCCTTGATTCATAATTCCTGCATTAAAAAATGCAGGATTAACGCCAGGGGTTTCTAATAATGTTCTATTGTCTTGTGGCAAATTTCTATTCTCTTGCACGGGTTCTTCTACATCTGGACTTTCTACATCTACATCTCGATTCATATTTAAAAATTCTTCGGAAGACTCTAAAGTGTCCTCCACACCTTTTTTTATCTCACTTAAAGGCATTAACTCTAAATGCTCTCTATATAAACTTAATTCATTTTTTTCTATCTTATTCCGACTTTCACTAATTAATGCATCCATTAATTTTAATGCTGCAACTTTCATTTGACTCGCTGTAGAGTTAGGATCAAAAACTTTTACTACATCGTTTAATGCTTTTGGATTTGCCAAAAAGCCAGAAGTTTTTCTAGCCATATAAATGAGAGGTACTGCTATCAATGGATTTTTAGTTATACCAGCACCCATAACTACACCTCCAATTATAGATTTAGTTCCTCCTAAAGTTGCTCTTCTTGCAACAAACGAAGATACATCTGGAATTTTTAATCCCGCATGATTTTTAGCAACATTAAAAAAAGAATCTAATTGATCTAAGGTTACTTTTGAACCTTTTAACATTTCTTCTAATAAATCTCTTCCTGCTGCTGTATCCATACCTAAACTTTGTTCAAATTTATAAGGGTCAAACATTAATCCAGTTTTGCTTTTAGATGGAACCAAAGAACTACTATAAGCTTTTTGCAATTTAGATCTAACAAATCTGTTGTATTGTTTTTCTCCTACCAACGTTCTTAAATCTTTCAAAAATGTTGGACTTGCTTTTCTTTTTAATAAAGCCTCTGCTAATTCATCTGCATTTAAAGAACCTGGAACTTTAAAGCCTGTGCCAAAAATGTTTTTATCAACTTTTTTAAAAATGTTAGCAGTGGGTTCTTCAAAAATTTTTTTACCTGGAATAGGAACTAATTTTACTCCTTCTTTTTGAGCTTGTTTTTTCATCACACTAGTGATTAGTGAATTTTCTAAACCAGTTGCATAAACTTTATCTGCAAATCTTAATCTAGTTGCTATGTCGGATAAAGTATCAGAAGTTAGTTTTTTGTTTTTAGAATAAACGTTTTTAAGTAAATTATCTCTGTAGGATTGTTTATTTAATAATCTTAAATCTGTTTCTAAGGAAGATTTTAAACCTGTTAAAACTTTAATATTAAAAGGTTCTTTTTTAGATAGTCTAGCAAAATATTTAATATCATCTTTTAAATTTCTATATTGAGTGGCAGTTATATAATCTGGAATTTTTTTGTTTTTTTTAGCATATTGATATATGGCGTCTTTTTGAGGACTTACCACGCCTTTAATTGTTCCATCATTAATTTTCGTTACATATTTTTGTAAAGAATTTTTAAAATGTTTTGTGGATATGACTGGAGTATTACCTATTTTATCTACGGCTTTATAAAAATCATCATAAAAAAAACTGCTTACTCTTCTAAAATCTCCATAAGTAACTTGAGCAGCTTTTGACATATCTAGACCTAACTTTGATAAAGTAACATTAGGTGCAAATGTGTTTAAAGTATCGTCTGCATAATCGTTCAGAAATTTTGCTTTTCTACTTCCTGCTGTTTTTATTGGACCTCCAACATAAGGAAAAACACCTATTACTCTGCCATATCCTGTTGATATTACATTTCCTGAATCAGATAAACTTAATGGATAACCTATTTTTTTTGCAGAATCATATAATTTTTTATCTGGTTTTCCCCAAATAAATTTTTTTGTTCCTGTCCACATACCAGGTATTTTTGCAAAAAAACTTTGTAACAATGCCTCTCTTTGAAGATCTTTTTTAAGCCTTTCTGCTTGTGTTCCAAAATCAGTAGTTTCATCAGTTATTGTACTTTGTATTATGTCATGTAATTGACCACCACCCATAGCACCTAAAGTACCACCAGCTACGGTACCTGGAGGACCAAGAGCTGCTCCTGGTACAGAACCAAAAATTGCACCAGCTGCTTCAAACACAGGTCTGTCTATACCGATTTTTTCTAAACCCTTTGGTTCTTGTTTACCTACTTTGGATAAATTGGGGTCAATTATTTCAGGAATTATTGTTTCAGTAGCTCCAATATCTTCAGAGCCGAGTGTTGAATCGGGTAATTCATCTAAATATTGATCTTCTATATCTGTTGATGGAATACCTAAAGCTTCTATGATGGCTTGTTGTTCTTCTTCTGTAGGTGTATCTCCTTGAATATCAACATTGCCTAAACCCTCTACAAAAATTTTACCCATGTTTAATCAATCCTCTTAAGTTCTCCATTTACTATACCATACTTAGGAATTTTGTTTTCTTCTTCTCTCAAGCCTAATAAACTTTCATTAGATCTTATAAAAATATCCATTTCTTTAGCAATTTGTTCTATTCTATTAGAAACTTCTTCAGAACCTCGAAGTCCAGTTAAATTAACAATTTTTTTAGCTTGATTAATTTGTAGATTAGTAATTTTTTGACCTGGATATAAAACCTTTGCATATCCAGCAGCTAAAGTATTTTCTAAAGCTGCTATAGTTGGAATATCTGGATCAAAAATAAAATCTTTAGTTACACCTTCGGGTAAAATTTTTCCTATATCAAAGCCCAAATCTTTTAATAAAGTTCCTATTTGATTACCTCCTCTTCTTAAAGTTCCAACACCACCTGTTAAAGTAGGGTCTTCTTTAATTTTATCTCTAATGAGATCAGCTTGTCTTCTTATATTTTTAACATAACTTAAATCTTTTACGACCTTATCTCTAGCTGGACCTCCAACAACTTGTCCTTCTTGTTGAAGACCTGATGCAAAGGCTTCTGTTTTTATAGTTGCAGCATCTATATAATCATTATAAGCCTTTGTGCCTGGTATTAACCCCTTTGCTTCAGCATCTTTTTGTGCTGATGTTCTTGTATCTTTAGGCACTTTCATAGCTTGAGCAATCGCTAACTTAGCTGCTCCTCCACGTATTGCCGCTTCTCTTGCATCATCCGCTGTTGTGTATCTTTTATATGGATCTCTTAATGCATCTGTAAGTGACATACCTGATGCTAGATTTAAACCAAATTCTCCAATGGGTAATCTTGTTTTAGGTGTATATTGTCTTAATAAAGCTTCTAATTCAGGAGTTAGTGCTCCTGCTTTTTGACCAACAGTTGTTACAAAGCCATTTTCTTGATAACCTTTTCTATCCACAAGTCCTGTCATGATACCTTGATTAGGAGAACCCCCTCTTCTAAACATGGGTCTTTTTAAAATTCTAGACATAATTAATTCCTTGGTGCAAATATCCTTCCATAAATATCAGCACCGGCTAAACCTAGCCCTAATGCTGTCATTAATGGACTAGCTCCTGCTGCTTGAGGTGCTTCTGAAAACGTAACTGATCCTCCTCCTGGAGTTAATCCTGCAATGCCTTGTCCTAACATGCCTAATCTTCTAATTGGATCTTGGACAGCCATCTGTGCTGTTTGTCTTTGAGCATCTAATAATGATTGTTGGTAAGCCTGTTGACCTGCACCTAGTGTGCCTAAACCTGCAATCTGTGCTCTACCATAATCTTGTGCCGTACCGCCTAGTCCTGACTGTAGATTAGCAATTCCCATTTGATTTGCTAAGTCTTGTTGTCTGGCTTGTTGCGCTTGTTGAAATCCTTGTTGTAGCATTTGTGCTTGGAGCGCGGCTCTGTTTCTATCACTTGCCGATTGATATTGTGCAAGTTGCACGCCTTCTCGACCACCGCCAAAACCACCTAGTGCAACTGCCGCATCTGAAATACCCTGTTGTCTTTGTGCTGCTTGCGTATCGAACTCTGCAAGTGCTGCATCAATTACGTCCGTTTGATAAGGTGACATGTAAGCTGTTCTTTGAGCTGCTGTCATAGGTCCTGTTAAACCCGTTGCTGCATCTGCAGCCGTGCCTGCTTTAGTTAAAAAAGGTTGATAAGCACCCAGTCCTGTTGTTGGATCTACGGCTTGTTGATAGGCTGCCGTTTGATAAGCATCTTGTGCAGCAACTTGCGGTGCAAGTTCCGCCATTCCTGCTTTTGTAATTCCATATTGTTGTGCCTGTGCTTGTCGTTGTGCAAACTGTTCGGCTGTTTCTCCAGGTTGCTGTGTAGTTGCTGTGGTAATTGAGGGTATGCCTGCTTGTCTTGTAAGATCCGCTGCATACGTTTTACCTAACGCTTCAATATATTCTGGTGGTAAAGTTCTTGATTCTGTTATTGCCATTACGCCACTCTTCCTTCTAATTTTTTCATAGTATTATACATTCGTTGTGCTCCTTTTTCAACACTTCCGCCTCCTGCACCTTTAACGGCATCCGCAGTCATGACGAATTCATTTTTAGATAACATCGCTGGAACGTCATCTGCTTTTTCTTTTATTCCCACAGGAACAAAACCTCCCGTAGCTCTGTAATCTAATTCTCTAATTCCACCCGCATTTACTCTTGGTATTCCCATTGATATTCTTGGCATGTTTGCCGTAATGCCACCCCCGTATCCGCTAACTCTTCCGCCTTTAGCGAATTGTTCATTATGCTTTTTCATTTTTTCATCTGTTGGAAATTTTATTTTACCTGGTTTTTTATATAACCATTCAGAATATTGTTCATCATCAGGATAAGCGATAGAGTCTAAATACATTTCAATGTATTCTTGTTTTTCTGGAGACAAAGTATCATATTTTTCTCTTATAATAGCTCTTTTTTCAGGATCTCTTAAAATTTCTTGATCATAATTTCCAGCACTATATCCAATCGTAGCTGGTTCTCCATATACAAAATCATCAAATTTATATCTAATATTTTCACCTATTTTTTCTAGTAATCCTTTAATTCCTGTTTTCTTTGTTCCCCCTCCTCCTTCTTTATACTTAACTCTTCCGCCTTTAGCTTTAGTGTTAGTTATTCTATTTAACATTCTCGTAATATCATCTTTAGTTAAACGTCCTTCTGGTTTTTCTTTTCTTGCCATCTCAAGTGCAAGTGCTTGTATATATCTTCTGTAGTCTTCAAGATTATCAAAATCATCTATCGACAATATACCCATATCTTCTGAACGAACTCCACCTTCCGCTTTAGGAAGTGCTCCTAATGTATCAGACATAAACATTTGTGGTACACCTTCAGAAAAAGTAGGTGGATCAAAATGAGGACTCCCACTTGCAAGACCTACTCTTCCACCTTTTTTCTTATTGTATCTTGCAACAAAGGCATCTTTACCGGCTTCATCTAATGCAGAATATTCTGGATCAAATTTAAAATAGTTATCCATATAATTTCTCATTTGAATACCCACTCTTTTTCTTCTTGCTTCTAAATACTGTTCCATTGTTTCTTCAGGTAGTTTTTCTCTAAAATTTTCTGTAAAGTAACTATGAAGTGCACTAGCTCCAGCTGTAATTCCACCGACAAATAATTGTTGTTGTACCATTGGTGGTAAGTCTTTTAATATTGGAAATTTACCTACGGTTTTTTCAACGCCTTTTCTAACGATATCAATACCTTTTTCGCCTTTATCAATAGGTTTAACTTTTTTTACATCTTTACTTGTAAATAAATTTCTTAATGGGCTATCTGAACTTATGGGGCTAGTAAAACCACCTCTAAGTCCACCTCCCATTATGTCTCCCATTCCTCTTTGTCCTCCTAAATATCTTGCACCAGCTCCTCCTGCCGTAGTTAATAAACCTTGTTTAAGTGCATCGCTGACACTTCCTCTTTGATCAAATCTACCAATACCTCTCATCAATCCCGCAATGCCTGGATTAAAAGGTGCAACAAAAGGTGCAGCTTTAACTGCTACATTTGCGATTTCATTTGGAATAAGTTTACGAATTCGTTCCTTAACCCAGCTTCCAATACCATAGCCTTGTCTAGGAACAGCATTCATAATGCCCCCATTTTTACGTAATTGTCTGCGAATCTGTGCTCGTGTTATCATAGTTATAATGTTGGTTTATATTAAAGGCAGGGATTTCACCTGAGTTTATATCTTTACTTAATTTAGCCTAATAAATCAAGACTATGTTGTAACATCCCGCTTTTTAATTTCAAGCGCAGAAAGCACCACATGTAGCCGATTTGCAGTAGCCGCAGTAACCTTAACTATTTCGCTCTCCTGAACGACTAAAGGTGCTGACAGCAGTTCTGATGTTGCGTTAGCTGATATAGCTTTGGTCTTAAACAAGCTAAAAACAGCGTCATCTGTGTCTGTTATCGTTACGGTAATGGTATCAGCATTACCGGAATCTTCGGACACTATAATAGATTTAATTACAGCGGTTGTTGCTGTTGGGACCGTATACAAGGTCGTTGCTGACGTGCTGGTTAAATCTGCTTTTTTATTTACAAATGTATTTGCCATTATGCTATGTAGAAGTTTACGGCTTCTAGTTCATCTTTTAAATCTTGTTGAAACGTTGAGTTTAATTTTTGTACGATACTGTCCACATCTCTCACGAATGATTGTTGAAGTTGTTGATCGTATTGTTCTCCGGGTTGTGTTAACGCCTGTACAATTCTAGCCATTATCTTCTTCCATCCGGTTGTATGTCTAATCTGAAAGTCCCAAGCTTCCAGTGTTGGGTAATACTAGTGTTATCTACTTTTAAAGCTATGGCACGTGCACGCGCTCTTGTATCTATTTTTGTTGTATCCGAGTCTACCTCAAAAGGTCCTAAAGAGGAACTCGCTTCTGTGTCTGTCGGATAGTTTTTCAGATTTAATGTAACTCTTGCAGCTCCTGTTTGACTCAAGAAATCAGGAATCACTCTTCTAATCTTCATCATGTATTCGCCATCACCAGCTAATCCTCTTTGGTCTAAATCAAAATCACCAGACTGAATGCTTGCTGCAATCGCTGTCGTTGCTCCTGCTTTAATTTGATTAGATCCAGTTTCGTGTTCATAATATGTTGTTACACCTTCCGTGTTACCCACGGTTGCATCACTCGTTGCTGATGAATCGTATTCAGTTCCGTGCGGCTTGCCAAAAATTGCAGAATCTGCCCACGAAGATCTTGCTAAAGAACTTGTTGTCCATATCGGTCTTTCTGTTGTTGAATCCATATAATTATAAGTCACTGATCGATTGTTAGATGCTGCACCACTACCAGGATAGAACCATGTCACTTCACCAAATAGGTTATTTAATCCTGCATAGATGTGGTTTTTAGGAACGGTATTAATGTCATCGTAAACATAATCTTCAACGAGACACGCTAAAGATTCCAACTTACCAGTATATCTAAAGAAACCATTTTCAGACATCCAATAAGCATTACCATCGACTTCGACGGCTGCATTCTTTCCAATCAATCCACAGTTCGTTCCAACTTGTTGAAATGAAAATACGAAAGGTGCTCCTACGAATCTCATAACGAATAAAGACGTATCCGTCCAAATGTAAATCGCATCACGACCTCTGATCGCTGCCACGATCCGTGTTCCGTCGGCCAGTCTTT